AGAATAGAAATTTAAACGATTAATTAACCTAGTATTTTGTGGAGATTTTTGGTCTAGGTGCATTTTACCAAAACCTATTGACTTGTGCATCTCCTGCATGAAAGCCTTTCCTCTTTCTCCTGTAGCCACAAGTCCGACTCTAGGATTCATGTTTCTATCTAAAGTAATAAATCCATCCGAATCAATAAATGCGGCAGTATAAGCCCAAATGTTTTTCTTAATCATTGAAGGCATCTTATAATATGACCCTCTATAAGAAGTAATATCTAATTTTTTAATTGCTTTAGATATCGAGTTAGGACTACTTATTTTGAATAGAGTTGTTGGCATTCTTTCATGTATTTGTTTTGCCGTTATTCCCTGATTTTCACAAACTGCTTTTAGTATAAAATCCTCTTGCATTTCTTTTTTGGTTTTGTTAATTGATTGGTCAGTGATTTTATTTATAGTATTTCTAAATTCTTTTTTGGCTTTCACCATTTCCTTGTGTAAGTCGGAATAGTCTTGACCATAAGCCATTCCCTTTTGTTTTTGTTCTGCCTCCCAAAACTTACAAAGGGAATCAATAGTTTCTCTTCTTAGTTCAGCACTCTTCATTTTATTTAATTTATATAGGTCTTTTTCATTATATCTCATCTTAGATAGAGGTATAGTATAGTCGGATAACCATGTGATAGACCCTATACATTTTTGTAAGTAGTCGGCATAGGCATCTATCATTGTATCTATAGCCTTAGTCATTTTTTCTCTATACTCTCCCTTTAGTTTTCTTCTAGCCTTTCTCATTTTTTTAACCAAATCAGGAACGCTTTGTTCTTGAATGATATATTCATCGGGAAATGTATTTAGTTGTTTTCTAGCCTCACTAGCATTTATGTTATAGTGTGTAGATAATTTAACTATTTCTTCATGTTCCGATAATACTCCTTGATTATAAAATATGCTTTTAAGTTCTACACCTAGTTGCCTCTCGGCTTCATTCATTACTTCTTCTTCCTCTTCATCTAATTCAGCCAATCTTTCCATTTGTTCAGCCGCTTGGCGATATTTTTCTGCTTGTTCTGTCATGTAATCACCTTAGAAGTTTAATCCCATTGGGTTTATTCTGCCTTTTCTAACTTGTGGTTTAGAATCCTCAAATATACCCATATCATCCAGTAAAATAAAACTATCAGTTGCTTGATAGGTGGCGGCATTGGCTAATGCTAAACTCATAACCATGTCGTCATGCGCCCCAACACCCTCAAATTTACCTCTTTCAGTAATGGCAAACATTGATAATTCCTCTAACAAAACGCCAGTAACTCTTCTGCTTTCTTCGTTTCCATAAGGAAAATTCATCTTACCATTCTCTAAAGTCATCTGCAAATTTAAAATTATTTCTTGCTTCTTTCTTCTAGTAGTATTAAAATCATGAATATTTAAATCAGCAACTTGCCTCAACTCCTGCGTAAATGATTTAGCAAATGTATTTGTTTCGAATAGTATTGCTTCAGGTCTAAACAGTTGCCCTATTAGTTTTACTTTCTGTATGTTTTCTCTAAACTCTACATTCTTAGACCTATCAACATATACTACTGATTTATTTTCCTCTTCATCCATTTCTATTACAGTAATTACATTGTAGTCGCCATCAGTAGAAATAGCAGGGTCTACTCCCACAAAATATTTGTAGCCTTCACGCTTTAATGGCTTTAAAACTAAATCTTTATTTTTGGCATTATCCAAATGTTCGGGATTAAATAGAGAAGTTCCTGTAGATATAGGAACACACATATATTCTCTTGTGAACATCATAGAACCTACTTCTGCCTTTCTCGCCATTAATGCTTCATAGTTCCATCTATCCGGCCATAGCGGTTCATTAAGAGCATTAAGACAAGGATAAGTATTAACAGTATAAGCAGGGTTTTCAGCGAGTTGTTGGTAAATATCTGTATAACTAAACGGAGTTCCAATAACTCTTAGAGAAGCAGTATGGTGAAGTGTTGGTATCATGTCACCATAAAACCAATCTGTAACTTTTTGAATCCCTGTCATACTAAATTCTTTCAAGGGGTCGTCAATAATAATCTCTTGAGGGTGAAGTCCACGAATCTGTGAACCAACGGAACGCTCTAAGATTTGATTGCCATTGGTAAGTGTAATATTTCCTATCGCCCAACCTCTAGCGGGCTTGAATGCTTTTAACATGGGATGAGTGAACATTTTGTCAATATCTCTCATGTGAACTAAAGTCTGTTTTTGGTTAGAAGAAATATATAGCATTTGATATGGGGGTTCTTCGAAAATTAATTTCCAAACTACCCAAGCATGCATGAACACAGACTTTCCGTGGTCACGACTACAAATTATTACAGTTCTTTGTGTTGTTTCCATGAGTTCATGCCACTCTTGAATATATGAAGGAAAATCAAACCCAAGAACATTTTGAAAGAAATAAGGAAATGAGTTTTTAGATAACTCCATATCCATTTGATGTTCAAAATTAAATGTGTCTAATTCCATATTATTACCTGTTAAGTTGTTGAGTTTTAAACTTAATATGAGTCTCTAAGGTTTCTAGTATTATTCTTCCCCGTTCTCCATATTTATTTTTAATAATATTTATTATTTCTTTTAAAAATTTAGTGATGTCTTTCTTGTCCTCTTCGTAGGCAATCATTTGAATTAAATTGGTAATCTCAACCCATTGGTTTCCGGTTGGTGTATCTAATATTCCCTGCAATTCGTATAATGCTTCTATGAATATTCTAAGCCAATCTTCCATTTCGTCTAATGGAGTAAAATTTTTTTTTAGTATCATTTTCCATTTTTTATATATTCCCCAATCTGCAACTTCGGGAACATTATCTACTCTTTCTTTCATAAATTCTATAATTTCGTCAGGAACGACCTCATGAGTATCGGGTTTTTCTAAATTTTTGAATCCCTTTTTTCTCCTCATTGCTGTAAATCCTGCAACTTTAGTTATTCCTTCTATTTGCGATAGGGCTTTTTCCCTAGCCATTCTCATATAGCCCTTTCCAGTAAAATCCGGATGAGTTCTTGCTCCTCCAACAAAGGCGAATTTTTTATTATTTTTTCCATCTTGTAAAGAATAGCCAATAATTGAAACTAATTTTGGAACATCATTGTCTTTTACAATGACACCAAACCAATCATCTACAGGATATTTCCATTTGGAAACTTGTCTAATTTGGTATTTATCTTCATGACCAGCATTCCACAATTCTTCTACATCTTTTTCGGAACCGAGTTGTATGGCTACAACATCGTTTGCACCAAGAAGTTGAGAGAGTCTTTCTTTTGACATATTAAGACCCCTTTCGCCAATTTTTGTTTTTCTTTTCTTTAGTTTTCTTAGGACTCCATTTTACTTTATTAGCCCAATAAGCCGCAGACATTTTTCCACGCTTAATATTTTCAGCATGTCGGGATTTGAAGGCTTCTCTTTGTCCTTTGGTTTGATTTGTCTTGACTCCCTTTTGTCCGAATTTAATATATTTTGCTTTCTTACTTTTGGCATCCCAAGCCATTACATGATGAGATTTGCTTTTATCATCTCTTAGCGACTGCGCTCTATTTAATCCGGAAAGACCCTTTTTCTTCGCTCTTTCTAATGCCCTCTTTCTAGGGCTTTTGGGTTTCTTTTTCTTTTTGAGAATATCCATCCAATCACTCATACGCATCACCTATTAGATATCCTAATCTCTTTCCTACTTCTATATCGCTAGGGTAGTGGCTACCCATTTGAATTCTAGATAGCGATATTCTATCAGCCATTTGTTTTAACTCTTTCTTCTTATTTGGATATTTTTTACTTAATGCTCTTTCTAATCCATGAGCCGCCATAGAATGACCACTTGGGAAAGCAGGAGTATCGTCTGTAGTTGTTTTAGTAGATTTAATTTTATCACTTATTTCATATGGTCTTGGTCTTTGATATTTCATTTTTAATGACATAGCATAATAATTAATGTCTTTGATTAAATCTTCATATTCTTCTTTATTTGCACCAGCAATATCAAACATTTCTTTTTCCGGTTTAAGGTCTGCATCTTTCATTTGTTTGGGATTAAGTTTTTTCTTTTCCATTATTTTTAGAATAGCAGGTATTTCAGTTTCTTCTTTTGGGTAACTTAGTTTAGGAATATCTACTTTTATTTTTGGAGTTCTCTCAAGCATAGCCCTTTTCTTACTAGAAAGTGTGCCTTGCCACTTTCTTTTCTTGAGAATATCCATCCAATTCATTATATCACTTTGGTTTATGAGTGTAAATATCTCCATCTTTGTGCATAAATATTTTACCATCTTTTTCTAATTCGGCTAAGGCTCTTTTTATTTCTGCTTCTTCACCAAATTGCTTTAGATTTTTCATACCTAATGCCCCGCCTTCTTTTTTAATTTCAGCAAGTATTTTTTCTTTTATGTCTTGTTTTATTATGTCTTTCCATGTCATGCTTTCATCCTCTTTGTTTTTTCTTTGCTTGATTCTTTTCTTGCTAATGCTACTTCATGTGCCTCATTTAATCTTTTTTTTGCTTCAGGGTCTTTAGCCCTTCTAGCCGCAACCCTCGCTCTTTGTTCTACTAAATTAATTATTTGTGATTGTCTTTTGTGAGGTTTATCTTTA